TTTTTGTTTGCAACTTCCATTGCATCCATACGCTCGTTGAATTGTGTTGTTAGGTTGCTGATTTCGCTTTTTAGCATTTCATCAGCTTTCCCAGTAGCGGATTCAACCGCTTGTCCTTGCGCCTTTTCAAGTTTGGCATCGATTAAATCGCCAAGTTGATCAAGTTGCGCTTTTGTATTTTCATTCATTTTTGAAAATTTTAAAGGTTGTTAATTAAATTTATTTGATAAATATGCGAACACATCAACATCATTCGTTTCTTTCGGCAAAGTGACTTCATCGGTCGGCTTTGTGAAATCAATGAAAAGCGATTTCAGTTTTAGCAGTTCAGATTCAATTGCGTATCCCATATCATCGGAAATGTTACCCTTGCGGATAAGTTTTGCCAATGCATCGAAACGCTTGAATTCGTTTTCAATATCCACTTTCCCTTTCACATCAAGGATCTTTGCTTGATCATTGGCTGCCAAAGTTACTGCGGATATTTCATAAAGTTTGACTTCCGTAATTTCACGATAATCATCCTTCATTTGTTTTTGTATTGGCAAAATGCCAACTGAATTTTCAGTGACAATCCCCGCTTTCATAAGTTCAAGCGCATCATTGCCAAGTGTTGTTTTTGGTATTTCGGCAACAAACATCAATCCTTTGTCATCCTCATACATTTCCTTGATTTTTCCAATGGGTTTATCCATTTTGTGTTGCCATAAGTAACGCACACGCTCACCATTTTCCTGAATGGTTTTTTGATACGCTCCTTTTGCAATCACATCCCCATCGGAATCCTTATTGCCAAAATAAGATCCGTATCCTTTAACGATTCCCATTTTTTCATCGATGTCGGCAATTTCACCCATTGGTGATGCCTTATATATCATTGCCATATTAAGTCAATTTTGTACAAATATAGTTATATTTCATCATTCAAGATTTGTTGCAGCGCAACACCGCTCAAACCGAATCCAATACTTTCAAATTGCCCGATTGCTTGTGCCTCCTCCATTGGAAATGGGAACACGCTGCATCTGCAATTCACAATGTTTCCCGCTGATGCACCCAATGATGAATCCGCAGGATGTCGCATTTGTTGCCCTTGAACGCTGAATGTTTCCTCAAATTTAACCTGCACACCATTCATTACAGCGTGATCAAAATCATTTGGAGGAATGGAGCGTGTCCGCCCATCATTGCCCGAAACCCATTCTTTCATCATTTGTTGTGCGGGAAACACACTTGTTGCTGATTGCAATGTGCCATAGTTGGCTGCATTGGTTGCCTCTGTACGCACCAATCGGAGTGCCTGATTCCTTGAATATAGATTTGTTTGACGCAATATCACATCACGCTTTTGCCTTGCTCCGAGTGCTGCAAATGCAGGATCTTGCATGTTGGCACGTAATATCCTCTGCATTGTTGTGAGCGCAGTTCCTTGCACAAGTTTTATTTTTGCACCTGCATTTTGTTGAGCGAATTGTCCGAATAGGTTTTGCCATTCCGATTGAAATTGATTTGGGTTAATTCCTTTTTTTAAAAAACGATCAAAGTTCCTTGCATACCAATTGGCAAACCTCATTCCAGTTTGCACATAAAGTTGCTGATATATTTTTTTGAAACCCTCCGCTTTGAATATCCCTTGCACATCAATTGTGCCTTGTTGCAGAAACGCATCAACACCCTTTTCATATTCCGATTGATAAAACCTTTGCACCGATCCAATGATTGCCTTTTCCGCTTTACGCATTTCGTTTTCAAATGCACCTTGCCAATTGGCTTTCACTTGTTTTGAAAGGATGCCATTCTTTTGTGTTGGCATTACTATCTTATTGAGTTAATTGTTTTTTGTATTTCATTCAAATCAACTTCCAACTTGAATGATAAATCCGCACTCCATTGCCTCACTGGTTTATTGCCATCATATATCACAACAATTGGAACGGTTTGAATTTCTTTTTTAAGCGATTGAGGTTGATCCTCAAGCCAAGCAAATTGAACTTTGCAATCAATCAAATTTTCAAGATTGATGTTGTTTTGTTTGTTCCATTTGGCATTGATTTGCATCACTGTAATACCTTTATTTTCAATTGGATTTGGATTCACGCTTGATGGTGAAAACAACAACGCCAATATCAAAATAAAAGTTCTCATTTTAATTTGTTTTCAATTCGTACAATCTTGCTTCAATGGTTTCAAGTTTTTCAAAATTCTTTTCAATGAGTTGTCGGTTGCTCATTATTTCGCTGCGGATGGCATTATCTTTCAAATCATATTCAGCACGTGAAATCACTGGAGCAGGTTGTTCCATTGCCTCTTTTACTTGTGCCTTTAAATCAAAATAAAATGCAGTTGCAGTGAATAGCACAACCGCAGATGCAATGATTGTTTCAATTGACAATGTGAATTTCGTTTGTTTAGATATTTCAGTCATTACTATCTTTTTTTACCTTGACCACGTTTCTTTTTTTTGTACCCTTTTTGCCCTTTGGATGCGTTCTTTGAATGCACTCCTTTGCGTTTCTTTTTTGGTTTTTCAATAACCAATTCAATCATTCTCAATTTAGCCATTGCGCAATTCCTCCATTTTTTCGATTGCCCAATCTACACCCGCAGTGCCACCCCATAAGTTCCAAGCAACGAATCCACGATCTTTCCATGGCTCATCCTTGTACTCATCTGCAATGGTTGCATTGTCACGATGCCTGTTGAATTGTGCCATCCTTGAAATCACATCCACACTGATCGGCTTTCTGGCTGATAACATCGATGCTCTGCGCCAACCAATTTCCGTTCCGCCTTTCACAACATCCCTTCCATACTTTTCCCGCCACTCAATCATTCGCTTTGCGTTGTTGGTTGCGGTTTGAGGATAATCATCATACATTTCCGCTTTGCTTTCCTCCTTGCTTGATAATGGATGCCCTTCAGGGAATAAATCCGTATCGTGTTTGCCTGATTTGAAACGCTCATTGCGCATTGCATAAAGGAATGAATTCACTCTTGCGTATGCCCATTGATCGGATGAGGTAACTGATGGTCGCACTGATGATGGATTTGTATTGTAAGCACCAACACCACGCTCAAACACTTTCACAAGCATTCCAAGTGTGACACGCTTTGTTGCATCATCACCATATTCCTCGTTGTGTTCATCAACTTTTTTTTGCAATCCCTTTTCCACTGCATCGGAAACATCCTTTTGTTCCTCCATTGATGCAATGGCATCCTCATATTCCTGATGCGTTGCAAATGGCATATATACAACCTCACCATCAAATTCGTGTTCGTGGTATCCATCACCACCCAATTCATTGGCACGTGCAATGGCTTCATCAATAGTTGTGTACACATCCGCCATTCCTTGCACCTCCGCTTTCACTTCGATATTCCAAAGTGCCTGTTTGATTAGTTGCTTTTCCTCCTCAATATCAATTTCATCAATTGGATCTGGAATTGGCATTTCGTTTGTTTCAATTGGCAAAAGGTTTGCAGGGATGTAATAATTATCAAGCGCAATGTTTTCCTCATCAACACCATAATTCATCACACGCCTTTTTTCGTTTGGAGTTACCCACCACGCTTTTGAAAGTTGATCAACAACCTTTTCATTTTCCTCTTGCAATTCTGGTATTGCGGAATAATCAAAATCAATGAATAATTTATCACCATACATTGGTGCTAACCATCGATTCAATTCATCACGTATCTTGTTGAGTTCAGGAATAACCGCATTTTGATACAATGCTTTTTTTGCCTCCTTCATATTGTTGTAGGTTGCAGATTCCGTATTGTTCAACAATTGTACTGGCACTGAATAGATGTTGCACAAATCCTTGATGGATGCATTGTATTGCTCAATGAGTGAAACATCCGCAGCATTCAATCCAAAGTTCACCCACGATAATTTTTTAGGAGTGATAATAACATCCCCTGCATTATCAGCACCTTGAAAGTTTTTGCGGAACTTATCTTTCAATTGTTGCGCTTGAACTTCATTCAAATCCCCTTCATCACTTGTAAGGATACCACGTGCAGTTTGATTTTGTAAGTATTTCACACCTGTTTGCACCGCTTCATTGTTGGTTGTTAGGGAACGCAATCCCGCCCTTAATGGTGATTGCCCATACAAATGCGATCCCGTTCCATCATAGTAAGGATTGAAATCCTTGATGTGGCATATATCCTCCGCAGGAATATCATAAGCACCTTGATATTCAATGCGATATTTTTGCACTGGTTGCATAATGCCTCCAGAAACGATTTCCATAATTTGTGATGGCATCACATAAAGTTCTTTGTATTTGCCCTTGTTCATTCCTGTTTCAGGTGCAATCCCATAAATATATCGGTTGCCTGTTAGTTTACCAAAGGCAATGAGTTCACTGATCCAACTTGAATATGATTGCGCTGCATTTGGTCGCTCCAATAGCTGATGAAGTTCAGTGCCTTCCAATTCAACCATTGCATTTTTGCGAATGAGATTTGCTTTCAATAGCGATTGCGCATCCACTGATCCGCTTGTGAGCGACTTGTATCGCTTCACTTCGTTTTCGTTTACCTTTTCATATATCTGAAATGGAATTGTTGTTGCAGCATTTGTGATGAGGTTTACAAGTGAATAGATGGTTGCATTCCTGCGGTATCCATCCCGAATGTAAGTATCATCATTTTCGGGATTCCAAACAATGGATTCACCCAAAAATTGATATATTGCTTTGTTAT